CCTACCGTCCTAATAGGTAAAGAGTAATCTGTACCAGAATTCTTAGCCAATAAAGGCAATGCCCTAACACGAGCATTATTCGAGTTATTTATATCTATACCTAGCCAGATAGCACATCTAGTAGATGTTGTCATGTCTACAGGCGCACCTAGGGCTACCCAAGATCCAGTTAAAGTTTGAGGACTTGTAATTAATTGAGCCATAATATTGTTTGTTAATAAATTTCAGGAGAGAGCTGAGTGATCAGCTCCCTGAGAAAGCTATTAAACGTTCATTGAAGTCCATTTGATAACTATCTTTCCTGTTGCGTTTAGATCGCCAGTTACACCAGCATTCCAGCCGTCAGCAGCATTTAAGTATACTTCTTTCACAGCAGCCTCACCATTAAGTGAAATATCAGTTAAAACACCAGCACTAGCACCTATTGGACCAGCTTGTTCAGAAGTTCCATCTAATGTAGAACTCCAAGTTTGACCTGTAACATAATCTTCTGATGTGGCACCTACAGCAGCTAGAGTCGCATTTACACCACTACCTATTACAGAACCAATACCTACGTCAGGAGTGTCAGTTTGGACACCACCCGTAGTAAGACCCATATCCCAAGACATCACTTCTTGGACATGAGCACCAGCAGGGAAAGTATAAATTAATACACCTATAGCAAGGTTATTTCCTGGGTTAGGAGTCCCTACAACAGCAGCAGATAAATCTAATACTGTAACGTGGTTTCTACCATCACCATATTCATCTGCTGAGACATCAGCACCTGGAGTACCAATATTTTTATCAGTATAATATGAACCACTATCAATTGTGCCGTTAGAACCATCATGCCAAAATTCAGCAGCAGCAGATGTACTACCAGTCCCATCAGCTACATTTATATCAAGGTAGCCACGTTCAGAGCCATTTGTAGCATCATCTATATAACCTGTAACTTCAGCGTAAGTAGTTTCATTTGCAGCGTCATCCATACTATTGAAAGATATAATACCAGTTTCATCATCTGCAGCAGGAGAAGCTGTATGGTGGAATAATGTTAATTCAGGCCCTTCAGAACTATCATCAGTTTTGGTGATGTCAGTATTGCCACCATGAGCTTGTTCAATATTTAGCTCAGCGTTAACATTGCATATATCACCAGAATCATCACCAATAGTAGTAATACCTGTAAATGTTGCGTTAACAGCATTTACATCAGCATTCACTGTAGGGCTTCCGTTAGCGTCAACAGAAATAATATCTATTCCTGTTTCTGTTTCCATAACACCATTATTTCTCATTGTAATGTTGTCTGCGAAGAATGGGTTTTTATTTATAAGTCTATTTTCTTTAAACATAATTTTATAAGGTTAGAGTCCAGTATATTTGCGTAGCAATACCCCCTACGCTAGGTACTCGAAATAAAGTGGGGGGCATTGCACCCCCCAAGTTCTTATGCGTTAATCGTTAAATTAACAAGTAAATCTACGTCTCTGTCAAAAACTGTTCTACCAAACAAAGTATGAATGGCAAAGTTTCTTTCCATAGGACGAGCAGGTTCTTTAGCAGATTCCATTGTAGGTTCAATCTGCATTCCTAAAGAAACAGCACCATGACCACCTAATAGAAGTGACCCAGTTTCTGTTCCAAATACGTTCGTACCAGTTGTAAATGTTTCAGAAGGATCTAATCTACCAAAACCAGTAATAGTATTTACATTAGCACCCCAAGCACTAGCAGCTATACCTGCATTTTGCAGTCTACGTCTGTTAGCACCATTTGCTGCTAAGATATAATCGTTAGCAGCTGGAGGAGCAGTACCGTTAATAGCTGTGATAAAGATAGCTTGGAAGTCAGCTAAATTAGCACCTATATTAATTTCAGCTTCAGCAGCAGCTGTACCATCAGTTACACAAGTCCAAGTAACACCTCCGAAAGTGAAAGTGTCTAAATTAGCAGGTTGTGTATCAACAGTTAAAGCAACAGTAGCTGGAAGATTGTTAGAGCGATAAACTTTAAAACCAGCAGCACTATCACCAACGAAACCGTTAGCAAGAGCAGAGTCAGCTTTAGCGAAACCATTTCCAACTTCAACCTGAGAAAGTAATCCTACACGTTCAGGATCAAGAACCGCAAAAGGCACTAGATCAAGATTGTTACGTTGTAGAGTAGCCATCCCTGTAGTCAGTGTAGAATACATATTAGCAGCAGTAAGAGTACCACCAGCTTGTGTATTACCAGCACTTGTTACACCAATAGAAAGAATCTGTTGGTCAATATCTGAAGCGATTTGATGAGCAGCCTGATTAGCAAGTTTGTCATTAATAGTCTTGTCTTCAGCTTGTTTCATCTGATTTGGATCCATAGTCCAAGTTGCAGCACGAGATTGATTAATCAACATAGTGTCAGAAGCACCAGTGTTATCGTCAATTGTTAAATCTGTACCAGGAGTGTACGCCTGAACTCTCATGTCAGTAGTAGTAGGCCAGTCAATAGATTGTCCACTTCTTAACTGATCACGGAAGTCAGTACGAGCAATAGCTTTAGCCACAAGACGCTTATTTACATAGCGTTGTACTTTTGGCATAAAGTTTACTGGGGCGAGTGCCCCCCATGTATTAGCCATAATAATTTATGAGTTATATAATAATATACAACCCATTTATCCCTACGGTCTTATGCTTTCTGCAAGAATTTTATCAAGCTCTTTTGCTGGTATAACCTTTTGTGCTTCAGAGAATGGAAGATCTTTGTAGAGTTGCTTATAATTCTTAGCACTAGATTTACTACCAGGCTTAGGTACCCTCATTTTATGCTTCTTGACTGCGATTGCCTCACCTTTGAGGTCAACTTGTGCTATTTCCATAGCAGATTCAAGGGCATCTAACTTAGATAAACCTTTAGAGCGAAAATTCTTGAATTTCGCATTAAGCAGTGAAACTTTATCGCTAGATAGATCAGCGTCTTCCAGTCCTTCGTGGAGTTCTTTGAAGCGATCTGCTTCTTTTTCGTCCTGTAGAACTTTCTTGATAGCATCTTTGTCTACCTCATATTTAGGCTTTAGATACTCAGCTTTCCATTTCTGGTCTGCTGGTAAGTCATCAATAGTGATAGCACCACTGTCAACCTTTTTCTGTGTAGCCTTAATTTGTTTAAGCTTTTGTTCCTCTGCTTTTGAGGGAGTCTCGTTTGGACTTTCGTCCTCAAGATCGAGACCTTCTTGCTCCTGCTCAGTTTCCGAAGCCTCCACTTCAGTACTGTCATTTGCATCTGCGTCAGCAGACTCAGGTGATTCAGTGGCTTGGAGTAGCTCACCGTCTTCCTGTTCCTTGTCGTCAGACATAGAATTGTTGGGTTAAAAATAGTCGTTTGACTATAGGTTACACCAAAGCACTCCGCAGAACTTTGGTGCATTCTATAACCAAAACTTTGCGGAGTACTATTTTTTAATGAGCATATACATTATACTATCATTCCTCGTCCTTTACAACTTTTTTATCTTCTGTCTCCTGATAACAATTGGCTAAGGCTACTAATATTGAGAATAATCCTTTTTTAAATGCTTTTCTTTCGGCACTAGAATAATCTTCTTCTATTTCTTCTCTGACAAGCAAATCAGTCTCCAATAACTGTAATAAATGATGGTTCTGTTCGTACAATACTGATAGTTTTCCTAAATTCTTAAGTCCTAATACTTTTTCGTATTGACCCATGTCATCTGTAGACATCCAAAGATTTTGTGAGTGTTCATGTAGCATTATAATACTGGGGTTTGTTCTTTAGCTCTTGCATTGATCGTCAATCTGTCTGTCTGACTAGCTGGGGCTTGTGCCTCTTCTGGAGTTCCTGTTGGTGTTTCTACCTGTTGTTCTAATAAGAATTCATCTGCTTGAGCATCAAAGTTAGACAATTGACTTAACTGACCTACTGCACGTTTCCAAGCTGGAGAGCCTGGTTGCATAAATGGTAAAACAGAATTAATCTCAGCTCTTAATACATTATTGGAAGGAATAGCACCACTACGAGAGTTAATATTTACCCAATAATGATTTACCTTTAATTCCTCTGAAATCATGCCAAGTGTTATTTGTCCTACTTGAGCCTCTGCTCCACTTGCTAAAGGTATCTTAACTGCCAAATTAAGAGGTGTTTTGTCTTTCTTCCCTACAAATTCAGTAATCATATCTAGTGTAGCTTTAGCAGCAAACTTACTTTCAGTAGCGTTGTATTCCATGATTTGTTTCACAAAGGCATTTGCGTTTTCCTCTAAGGCTAGAATTTCTGTTGCTGTTTTGTCTCCTGCTACATCTAGTTCGTCAATGTTTATTCCTAATCTTCGTAGTTCTCCATCTAGTCTATCGAAGACATTCTGCCATTCGTTAAATAGATTATTAGTCAGTAAAGATTCTGAGGTAACACGTTCTGAGTTAGGAGAGTTAGGATCGTATTCCATTGCCACATATCCCTTCTTTCCTACTGATCTCATCTGGTGTGCAGCCTTTAGTTTGTTGAAATATTTAGCAGCTTCTCCTTTAGGGATATTTACATGAGTTATCGGATATACGTTATCCTGTAGGTGGTTGACTTCCATGTTCAACAGTTCCCGACTAATCATTGCTAACTTGTAAACCATTGCACCAATTCCCTCGTTGTAGAATCCTTCAGAAGATGGCATACACATAAATTGAACTATAGGGATATATTCTTCTCCCTCCATCACAAAAGGATAATCATCTCCTTCATCCTCTTGAAGTACTTTAGACTGAGTCCCTGCAAAGATTACATGCGTCTTAGTTGTCAGGTCATATGAGTGAGCAACTTCTACTTTGTCTTCGTCCTTAAGTTCTTGATCTATGTCTTTAATTTGTTCTTTTTCATCTCTATTACGAGGAATTACCCCCATTACTTCGTTATTATCTGGCCACATCTCATCAAAGTTGTCTTTTGAATAAGTAAACACAACAACCATCTTACTGGCTGAAGCTCCACTTGCCTTCGCTCTTACCGCTGTTGCAAAGTTATCTACATATATATTGTCATTACTTAGCACTCTAAACGCTATAGGTATCTTGGACTTCTTGTCATCGTTTGCTCCTATCTGTAAAAAGGCATCTCCGTATAATAAGAAGTTAAACGCAAGTCCTTGTTTGTCTCTAAACGCTGAGTTATATCCTCCTTTGTCCATTACTGTTGAAACTCCTGCTGTTACTAATCTTTCTTGGTTTGGATCAACTGGTATTCCATCTTTATTTACTCCATTAAGGGTAAAGTCTAAAGGTTTAGTTCGTCCTGCTGTTCTCCATAGTACTTGATACAAACGTTGTGCGTTTAGTTTCTTAGTTCCTTTAGGATCACTAATAATAAAAGACTCTTGGAAGAGTTTCTGGATACTTTTAATACGCCCATTCTGTTTGTTGCGGACATCAAATCCGTCATTTACTACTTTCAGGGCATTTTCTACTGATTTATTTTCAGACATACTCCATGAGGTTACACGGAGTATTTAAATCATAGCATACATTTTAGGAAAAGTAAATTATTTATTTAGCTCTTTTTTAATTTCTTTGTTTGAAATGGGAATATAATCATATTATTTACGTTTCTTATTTAAACTCATTTCCTTTTACAAGTTGTTAGGGCTTCTCCCTTATAGATAATGACAGTTTTAGGATATTGCAAAAACACGTCCGCTATTGCTTTACACATAGCTTCTTCTTTGTTTTTAAATCCGTTTTGTTTCCAATTAGGTATCATAGTTTTGTTAGTTTAGATGTTAACATTTTATACATTTTTTCTGACTTTGCCTTAGTTCGTACGCAACTATCACAAAACAATTTAACCTCTCCAGTTTCCCAATCCTGTTCAGATTTCCATTTAGCCATCTTATCACAATCAGAACATATCTCTGCGTCTAGCTTTTCGATTTCTTTGGGAACTGGTGCATAACGTGGATCATATGCTTGCACTTTGCTATCGTCTTGCAACTTTAGCTTACAATAGCCATTTAATGATCGTTGATCTGCCTTTGATTGTTCTAAAAGTAAGTCATATAACTCATCTTCTATCCGTAGATATAGTATCTTCATATCACTATGCTAGCATTATGCTATCACAAAGTCAACCAATAAAATCACTAATAGCTGTACTCTCTGTGAGATCTTGAGCACTAGGTTTTAGGTGAGCAAACTTATCCTTAGTAGTCATGAACTCCTGAATAGCTTCTATTTCTTCTTTTGTGGTGTCTTTTTTGTTTATGAATCCACTTAAACCATAACGTGTTGCGTCTAGCGGGTCACTGTAGTCGTGGCTCGGTTTGTTTAAGATCTTGCCATCTTTGTCTACTTCCCAGAGGTAATTCCGATAACATCTGATAGTATTAGTACTCTGCTTAGTGACTGACATCCTCTGGCTTTGCACATAATCTATCCCTCTATTGACACTTCCTTGGCCCTTAGTAGCTCCGATAATATTAACCCCGAACTTCCGTATTTCATCAATGCTCTTTGGCTCTGCACTATCTGCAATCACTAACACATCAGGATCGTCTAGGCTCATCAGGAATCGTGCAATCTCGTCATTGTGTATTCCTTTCCGATACAGTCTTTCGTCTATGATAAACCCTCCATTATACTGGTAAATATCTACAATTACAGTAGGGTCGTTAGAGTAACCGAAGTCTAATCCTCTCACTATCAATTTAGCCTCATGTGGAATATCATCTATTATCTGCCAGTCTTTGTAGATCTTTCCTTCAACCTCTCCCAACATACCAAGTCCGTAGACTTTCCACCACTCTTTTCTGTTCTTACGTTGCTCTATAGAATCAATAATCTTTTGATCTAAAGCCTCATTATCTAAATACGTTAGTGTCAACTCCTCTACATCATCTCTTTTCCCTCTAACCTCTGTGTAATACCAAAACTCATTGGTAGGATTCCAGTCTAAATAAATAAACTCTTTAGTACGCACTTCTAGCTCCTCAAATGCACTGAAGGGTATGTTGTTACACTCATTCAAGAATAATCGCTCTCTACGCCCTCCACGCAGTTTCTGTGGCTGATCTGCACTAAAGAACTCCATCTTTGATCCTGTCTCGAACGTATAAGTTGAATTAGTCTTGTCCCATAATGCGTCCTTAAAGTATTTGTGCTTCTCCATGATATTCAAAAAATCCCTCGTAGCTCCTCTGCGAAGATGTGGGAAGGACTCTGATACTACACTTGTCAAAGTGGGTTCTGTGTCTGACTGTGCTAATGCAATAAGATAAAGTAGGATGGAAATTGTCTTAGAGGCTGATGTACCACCAGGAATAGCTCTAAGCCTTTTTGTCATTCTCATTACTTTCTCCGTTGCTGTTGTCCGCTGGAAGAGCATTTAATATTGGGATTACGTTGACCACTCCACTAACCTTACTCTCTGTTCTAGCTAGCTTAGGTTTGAAATATTCAAGTATCTTTAAATATGTATCTGCGTATTTATCAGGGTCTGTAGTGCTTAAATATTTTAACATTCTCTCTGAACCTTCTTGTGTTAGAAAATCACCTATAGCATCCCACTGTTCAGTCTTCTTATTCTTCTTCCCTTTTGGTCTACCATTAGGGTTTAACCTTTGTCCTTTTTCTATTGGCATAGTTTAGTATTGTTTAAAACTATTGACATATCTATTATATCACTTGTTAGTTAATTATACAAGTTTAACGTCTAATAGCTCAAACTCTCCCTCCATCTTCTCTACTGCATCTGTAGCGTTTTCAGCTCTATAAACAGCTCCTTTTGTTTCTCCTTTTTCTCTATATTTTATAAAGTATTCGTTCTTTCCTTTGGTTTTATTGGTTTTTTTCATACTATAGTTACTTTAATCTTTAATGTCTTGTGTTTAGATTTTACTATTTGTTCAGTAGG